AAATACTTCATAACGGTGCGAAGAACAAAGCCGAGATGGAAGAGCGCCATGAGTTTGTTGAATCCCTGATTGGTTCCGGCTTACGTTATAGGCAAACGATCAGAGCCATTATGGAGAAGTATAACGTATGTCGAACCACAGGCGAAAGATATATCAAGGCCGTTTACAAGAAGTGGGAAGCGGAGGAATCAGAGAAACGTCCAGAGAGAAAACGGGAAGCGAAGGAACGGGTTCGGGAAATATTCATGAGGGCGTTGAACGATAAGCAGTATGGTCCAGCAGTCAGAGCCGTTGAGTTACTTTGCAAGATGGAAGGCGTTGATCCCGGCGAGATCGTCAAGTTGGAACACTCAGGAGAGGTACGCGAAATACACGAGGTCGGCGAATCAACGCTTGATTTTCTTCGCATGGTAGTCAACGACAAGAAACTGAGTGATAAGTTTTTTAGTAATTGGAAGGCGAAAGATAAAGGAAAACATGCAAGCGACAGCGATAAAAAGTAGTGACACCGAGCTTGGTCGAATCCAAACTTCTAAAGCCTTAATCGAGGTCTATAGGGAAAAATATAGAGCCGGTACTTTCAACGATGATGACCTTCATAACTTCATATATGCCATCTACGGCTATGACATCCCGCGCGTTTCGTACTGCCCCGAGCACGATGCACCATTCGATTTCGTGGCCGATGCGTTTTTCGGTCGTTGCCCACTTGCCGCAGCTGTCGTGTTTGCCTGTCGAGGTGGCGGTAAGACCCTTGATACTGCATTACTTGAGAACGCCGGAATGATATTACGCGACGAGCTTGAGGTCTACCATTACGGTTCGGTCATCTACCAGGCCGATAAGTGCTATGAATATTTTACCGACTTCACTCAGATCGGATCGATCGCCGATCAGTTCTCATCGGTACTCAAGGGTGATGCCAAGACAGTGAACGGATCGAAGCTCGCTATTCATTCCGCAACACTACCGGCAGTATCGGGACCGCATCCACATTGGGCCGTGCTTGATGAGGTCGAGACATTGGAACGCCAGGGAGTCATTGAGAAGTTCCAGGGGATGAGCAGAACCGGGAACGGTAATCATGCCCTCGACATATACACGTCAACCAGGGACAAGGCATATGGGCCGTTTCAGCGCGTGTTGCAGTGGGCCAGGGAAACGGGAGTCAAGGTCTATAAGTGGTGCATATGGGATGTACTCGAAACCTGCCCGGCAACAGATAAATGTGAGAATTGCGCGAAGCTAACGAGGGATCGATGCCAAGGCCGGGCGCGTAAGACATCCGGGTTCTATCCCATCGAGGATTTCCGCAACAAGTCCGCGAAGGTTGATGACGATACATGGGAGTCTCAGTGGTTGTGCAAGCGACCACAGCGAACCGGGGCGGTCTACAAGGAGTTCAACGAGGACATCCACGTATCGCATGGGCCGTTAGAATACGACAAGGGATATCCGGTCATCTTGGTAATGGACCCCGGTATGAGGGAGAACCCAAAGACAAAGAGTGGTTCATATGCGGTTTACGATATGCAGATGGACTCAATGGATCGCATAAAGGTATTGCGCGAGAATCGATTCAGCGACAGAACACCTTATGAGGTCGGGCAGGCCATGCGGACGCGGCATGACGTCCCTTGGACATGGGGAGCGTTAATATCAGATCCCGGGGATGCAGCAGCGGCGCGAGATTTCTGCCACGGATACGGGCAGCAGTTTCAAATAATCAAGTTCGATAAGGGTGATGTTCAACCAGGTATCCGTAAAGTACACCCATATCTCAGAGTACGAGCCGACGGTACCACAGGGTTACTGATAGACCCCAGTTGCAAAGACGGGATATGGGAGATGCTTGCCTACAGTTATCCCGCCATTCAAGAGGGCAGAGAGATAAGCGAGAACCCGAAAAAGGTTGACGACCATTTCCCTGACTGCTTACGTTATTTCATCATAGCGCACCCGAAGACGCAGCAACAGGAAACCCGGGTCGGTCCAGTAAGAGACATCGAAGCAGTTCTTGAAGGTTATTAATGGCTAAATTACGGAACAACAAATCGAGACGTTTTAAACCTGACCCACTCAGGACACGGTTAGCGAAAGCTGCCGCTGTTGTGTTCCCGGGCATGTCTGGCCGTCTCGCATCCGATGACAAAAAGGACGTAAGGCCAAAGTCTAATCGCAATATTACCGGCCTAAAGGATGAAATGTCCAAGGCTGAAAATACATTCTCAAGCATGTTCGGCGGCGATACTTACCGGGCCAGCGACAAAATTATACAGAAAAAAGGCAAGGGGTTATTCAAGTTCTACGATGAGATGAGCGACAGCGATGCAGTGCTTGCCGGCATCATTGAAACCCGCATCGATTCAGTAGCACGACTCCCCTGGAATATCATCCCGGCAAGTGATGAGGAACGCGACATCGACATAGCCAATTATGTCAATGGTGCATTACTTGACCTTGATAATTTTGATGAGGATCTTACCGAGCTTTTATCTGCTTGCCGCAACGGGTACGCAGTCAGTGAAATCATCTGGAAAGATGCGGAGATCGACGGAAAGCAAATGCTTGTGCCTGATAGGATAGTAAGCAAGCCGCCCGACTGGTTTAGGTTCGATTCAGATCGTAACCTGCTGTTCGTTGGCGAATCGGGAATGAGCAATAGCGAAGTGATGCCGGATTATAAGTTCATTCACTATGCCTTTAGACCGCGGTATCAGAACCCATACGGCATGAGCCTGTTGCGGTCGGTCTATTGGGTATGGTGGTTCAAGCATTACGGGCTTGAGCAGTGGATGCGAGCATTAGAGCGTGGCGCTGTTGGCACACCAGTGGCGGGTTATGATGAGGGTACTGACATAAAGGAGCAGGAAGACCTTGAAGAGAAGTTAAAAATATTCCTCAAGTCAAAGTATCTGCTTTACAACCAGAAGCATAAGATTGAAATGCTTGAGCCGAAGATGGACCCGAACTTCGGTGATGTCTTAACCCAGCGCTGTAACTCCGAAATGATATATAGGCTCCTCGGAGCACAACTATCATCCGGTACTTCTGAAAGTGGGACTCGCGCATTAGGCGAGGTTCATGAGAGGCGCCTGCAGGAACGTAACGAATCAGACAGCAAGGCACTCGCGGCTACCCTGAATAATTCATTAATTCGATTCATCGTTGAATTAAACTTCCCCGATGTCGTGGCGATGCCGAAATTCAAGCAGCACTATGAGGCGGCGAAAGATGATACCGTTACAATTAATAAACTCAAGGCCGCTGCGGAATTAGGCATACCGGTTTCGGTCGTGGATGCCGCGAACCTGCTTGACTTACCGCTGGCTGAAGAGGGTGTCGATGTGATTGAACGCATCGTTGGTGGTGGCGGCACATCGGGTACACCTGACGAGGGAACAGATGAAGACGAGGACCTTGAGCCCGATGAGGGCGGCGATACCGAAGGCGATGTAGCGACGCGGATGGTAGCACCCGAAGCCACTACACGGTTGGAGAAACGCGCCGAGAGTTTCAAATACGCACAGGCTAAATTAGCCGAAGCATCATATGTGGCGGGTAAGCCCTCGTATGATGAGTTTGGGGATCAAATAGATATCTGGTTATTGAAGCAAGGCAGCATCGAAAAGGCCCTTGATAACTTCGATGACTTCAACCTTAACATTAAGAAATTCAGTTCGACAATGCATGATACGGACTTATGGTCATTGCTCAATGGGGTCTTCATAGTAACCGACCTGCCGAAATACAAGAAGAAAAACAGCATTGAAGCGGAGTTTGATCCACGAGTTGAAAAGCTGGCACGATGGAAGCCCATGAAGGCCGTGGATGCCATTAAGCATTTCAAGTCTAAAAAGATACTGACTGATAAGGAATTCAAGGAGCTTGATGCATGGTCCAGGCGGCAAGGCCTAACGGCTGCGCGGCTATCCGAGGATGCTATTGCGAACACATTGAAGCCAGCACTGGAGAAGGCACTCGAAGAGGGCATGACGGTGAAGCAATTCCAGAAGGAAGTCAGGGACGTTGTGATAAGCGATGCCCACGCCGAAAACATATTCCGCACCAATGTATCGACATCGTTTGTGTCAGGCAATATGGAAGCGGCACGAACCGATCACGGCAAGTCAGCAATACCAGCGATGGAATTCGTGGCCGTACTCGATGACCGCACGACTCCAATGTGTGCGGAACGCGACGGGAAGATATACAGATCCGACGGTGTTGAGAAGATGGAAATAGTGCCGCCACTACATTATCAGTGCCGCAGTGATTTGATACCGGTATTCGAGGATGAGTGGGATGGCAAGGTAGCACGAACGCCAAAGATACCATCGTCGGAAGGGTTTGGAAGATGGAAGCCAATAACGGGAGGTACGGCATGAAAAGGAAATTCATAGAGCAGGAAGACGAAATGGCTAAGTACCTAAATGCTAATGGTTTCCCCGGCTATGCAAGCGATGAATGGCCCGATGACGCCAGTGCCATGGAAAAGTTATGGCCGTCTGTTCGCGGCGCCCACAAGGAACAACACAAATATATCATTCTGGTTTGGGATGATTTCAGCGCGATATATTTCAGCCACCCATGCAAGACGCTGCAGGAAGTCTTGGATGCGCTTGAGGATTATCGGAAAACCGAGATGGTCAATGCAGTGTCTGTAATGACATATGCTCGCGCAAGAATAATCTCCGATATCGAATTTGATGAGGATGAATATGATGCGGACGATAATCTAATAATGCCGTCGTGGGCGGCTTAGGAG